CTGTTGGTGAGAACGGTTATCAAGATGTTCTTGACCATATTGATGGTTCTTTTGTTTTTAATCCTGCTTCTTCGGCTACTACTACTACTGCTACTACTACTACCACCACTCCTCCTACTACTACTATTCCTTCTGATCCGGCAACTGGTGAAACTGATCTTCGTGTAGATAAAAGCACTCAACAGATTTGGGAAGATTATCTTGCAAGTATTGGATGGGAACCTCCTTCTGAACCTGTTTTTTCGGCTAATCCTCCTCCTACTACTACTACCCCTCCTCCTACTGAAATAAATGCTTCAGAAGACGGAAGGCAATTTGACGAATTTGAAATCCGTTTCATAATGCGAAAACAATATGAATGGGGTACAGGAACCGAGAATAGAACAAGGATACTTCAAGGAATACTTGGCTTAGAAATTGACGGGGATTATGACGCTGAGACAAGAGCAGCTCATGTTGCTGCTCAGGCTTTGCCTCAAATGGAAGATACTGGCGGAGTAGTTAATCCTCCGAGTCCTCCACTTCCTGTGAATGTCGGTGATGCAGACCAAACGAGGGTTGGCATTCTAAAGGATGCTTACCAATGGGGCAGAGGAACTGAAGAGAAAACCAGAATTTTACAAGAAACTCTCGGTATGCCAGTTGACGGGTTTTATGGTCCTCAAACTCTTGAGGCTCATAAAGATGCGGTGTTCTCTATTGACGATATCGGTATCCCTATTTTTCCTTCTGCTACAACTACTACTACGCCTCCTGCTACAACTACTACTGTTCCTCCTGCCACTACAACTACTGTTCCTCCTGCTTCGGGGCTTCCTATACAAGTCGGTGATGCAGACGAAATAAGAATTGGCATCTTACAGGATGATTACCAATGGGGTAGAGGGACTGAAGAGAAAACTAGGATTTTACAGGGAGAACTTGGTATATCTGCTGATGGTTTTTACGGTGCTCAAACTCTTGGAGCCCATAAAGATGCACTGTTTGCTTTTGATGATATTGGTATCCCTATTTTTCCTTCTCCTCCTGGTACTACTGTTCCTGCTACTTCTACTGTTCCTCCTGATTCAGGGCTTCCCATTAATATCGCTGATGCAGACCAAACAAGGGTTGGCATCTTGAGGGATGCTTATGAGTGGGGTAGAGGAACTTACGACAAAACCATAATTTTACAAGAAGAACTTGGCATACCGGCTGATGGGTTTTATGGTCCTCAAACTCTTGAAGCTCATATAGATGCTGTGTTTGCCATTGACGATATTGGTTTTCCTACTGCTGATGTTGGTTTTCCTTCTCCTCCTAGCGAAACTGGAGAACCTGTTGTGGGTGGTGATCCGTCTAGTGTTATTGGAGAAGATGCTGGTTCAGCAGGAGTCCCAATAAGCCTTGAAGATTTTGAATCAGATGCAGAATCTTCTCTTATCCCTAATCGAATTGGAAGAATAATTGGCGATTCAACAGGTGCAGTAGAAACTATAATAGTTGATGGGGTGCCGACAGAAACTTTCCTTGAAGAAGATTGGGCAGACATCGCTGCACAAAACGGTTACGGGGCGAGATGGTTACTTCACGCCGAAATAGGACCAATACTAAGACAAGCAACGCAAGAAGGCTGGTTTGATTCCGACACAGGAATACTCCGCTTCCAAGCCGAGATGCGTAAAACAAACTGGTACCAAACACACACAGAAGCGAGTAGACAGTTTCAAATTACCGAAGCGAACGATCCTGCGACAGCCGCTGAACTTATTAGCGACCAAGTGTTGCGTATCCAAATTGCGGCGAACCGTGTTGGGTTAAATCTTCCTGATGAAAGAATGCGTCAAATGGGTCGTGACGCTCATATAGAAAACTGGAGCCAATACGAAGTAAACCAATACGTTATTTTAGAAGCCGACTGGGTAACTGGCGGTGCCGGTGGTGCGGTAGAAGACAACTATCGTGTCGTTGACAAACTTGCAGGAGATTACATGGTCGGTCATTTGATTGACGATGAAACAAGAGATGAGTGGGCTACAGGATTGTGGCTTGGTGATGTTACTGAAGCAGGTATAGTAAACGATGTTGCTTCTTTATCTGAGTCTGCGTTTCCGTCTTTGACTGCTCGTATTCAGCAGGGTTACACGGCGAGGCAGATTCTTAATCCGTTATCGATGGAAGTTTCTCGTTTGTTGCCGGATGTGGGTGTTGTTGATTTTATGACTGATTCTCGGTTCCAACCAATTATTCATCATGTTCAAGAAGATGGTTCTGAACGTATCATGACGGTTGCTGAGGTCGGCAAGCATGTTCGTAATTTGGAAGATTGGCAAACTACTGACGCTGCGAAAGCGTCAGCGCAAGAGTTCGCTGACTTTATAGGTAAGAAGTTTGGGAAGGTAGCGTAATGGCTGAGACAGCAAATGAAATCGTTAGAGATGCGTTAACGGCGTATGGCTTAGAAGGTCTTTTAAACAATGAAGAGTTAGACCTTATAAACCTTTACCAAGACACAGCAGATTTGAACGCTGTTTGGGTAAGGATTAAACAGTCGCAAGAGTATGTAGATAGGTTCCCTGGTATGGCTGCTTTAGCTGCGGCAGGGAGAGCGATCAGTGAAGAAACTTATGTCGCCGCAGAACGACAATACGCTTTCGCAATGTCCTTGTATGGGCTGCCAGCAACCTTTTATGACTCGCCAGAAGACTTCGGCAACTTAATAGCCGGTGATGTGGGTCCAAACGAACTTACTGCTCGTTTAGCGTTAGCTTCAGAAGCAGCGATCTCTGTACCTGCGGAAGTCAAACAACAACTGGAAGACTATTATGGGATTACAGAACAAGATTTAACCGCTTACTATTTGGACCCGGAGAGAGCCACAAATATCTTTGAAGAACGAGAAAGATTCGGAGCAGCCCAAATTGGTGGCGCAGCCATACAAACAGGGATGGGTCCGATAACTCGTGAAAGTGCCGAACGAATATCAGCCTCCGGCATTACTGAGACAGAAGCTCGACAAGGTTTCCAAACTGTAGCGGCTACAACTTTGCAAGAAGAGACAGCTTCAGAACAAGAAGACATAACGGAAACTGATGTGGCGTTAGGTTTGATGGGGATAGATGAAGAGTCTCGTCGTAAAACTGAGGGTCGTCGTCAACGACGGTTAGCGCAGTTTAAGCAATCTGGGGGTCCAGCGGCTACTCAGGCAGGATATATTGGGTTAGGTTCCGCCAACTAGAATAGGCGGATATGAACAGTATTGTAAAAATTATGGGTGCCATAGCAGCCCTTATAACGGCTATGGGTGGTTTAATTGTGGCTATTAACACAATGTTTGGGGATGAGTCTGCACCTCAGCCGATAACAACCATTATTATTCGGGAGCCAGGGGATTACCAAGATTTTGTCGAAAACACGGACCTTCACTATTACGATCAATATAAACAACAATGATGTAGTTTAGGGTCGCTTATATCTGCTATGGTTATTGGTACAAGTCGCTTGCCGTAACGGAATTGCAATAACGTTATGTGAGCAGCCGATAATAAACCGACCACCGCCGTCCTCCACGGTTAGGTGAGACTAACGGAAATAGGAGTGGAACATAGATGAATGAGGAAAACGAATCCATCGTAGAAGAAGGTACCGGAGAAACACGCAACTTTCGTAGAGTGTTGGAAGATCGCGCTAAGGAAGCTGAAGCGAGAGCTGAGGCAGCCGAAAGCGAACTTACTACGTTCAAAAAGAATGAGGCGTTTCGTGAAGCAGGGATCAATCCAAATGATCCTCGTCAATCATATTTCGTTAAGGGATATGAAGGTGAGGCAAGTACGGAAGCGATCCGTAATGCGGCTCTTGAGGCAGGGTTTATTGACGGGAACAGCGTTCAAGCGTTTGACCAGTCAACTACTCCTCGAAGTATGGAACCTGTGGAAACAGTTACATACCGTGAGGAACTTATGGCTCAACAAAGAGTAGCTAATGCTAGTGTCGAAGGTTTGCCGGTTGCCCAACCTGACCTAAGGGAAAGGTTGACATCCGCTAAGTCCGCTGAGGAACTTAAAGCTCTTTGGCAGTCTAATGGTGGTTCTGTAAACGTTCAGGATTAGATTTTCCTCCCGTTCCTTACAATGAGGTAAATTACAATGGCTTATACACAAAAGTCCAGCCTTGATATAGATCAGGTTGCTTTTCAACAGTTAGCCTACTTTGCTTTCCGCGCTCAACCCCTTCACTCTGACTATGCGACTGTTCGTGCTACGAAACAGTCTCATCGTGGAAGTGGTGTGACGTTTACAAAGTACGGCGATCTTTCGCAAGCAACTTCTGCTCTCACTGAAACCAGTGATGTAACCCCAGTCGCAATGACTGACACTCAGGTTACAGTTAACTTGGCTGAATACGGCAATGCCGTAGAAACAACCGCTGCCCTTCGGGGACAAGCATATTTAAATGTTGACGAAGATGCCGCTAACGTCATCGGTTACAACGCTGCTGATTCTTTGGATAAAGTAGTCGCCGATATCGCTTACGCTGGCTCTAGCGTCGCTTACATTGGTCAATCATCTCGTGGTGCTTTAACTGCAAGCAACAAGATAACATCTTCAGCGATTCGCGAAGGTGTTGCTAACTTGCGTGGCAGTAGCGCTCCTACTTGGGGTGCCAACTATGTTGGTTTCATCCATCCAGATGTTGCTTATGACCTAATTGAAGGTACAGCTACCACTGATCTTCGTTCATTCCAAATCCGTTCGGATGCAGATAACGTAAGAAAAGGTGAAATTGGTACCTTCGATGGCGTAACGTTTATTCAAACCCCACGCGCACTTCTTGTTGCCGATGGTGGTAACAGTGCCGTTGACGCTTACGGAACCCTAATCATGGGTCAAGAAGGACTCGCACACGCTTACAGCACCATGTACGGTGCTGAACCACAAGTTGTGTTTGGTCCTGTTACTGACCGGCTCCGTCGTTTCCAATCTGTAGGTTGGTATGCGATGTGCGGTTATGGACGTTTCCGCGAGGAAGCTCTCTATCGCATTGAGTCAGCTTCAAGTATTGGTGCTAACTAATAATTGAGGCTTAAAGGATAGTGTGATGCCGGTCCAGGACATAAAGTCAGCTGTGGCGGTTGTTCTGGACTGGTCACACTTTCGTGTAATATGAAATACGCAAAGAAAACAAAGAAAAAGGTACGTCGTCCGAGGAGGTCGAAACGGTGAGTGGTAAATACGCTTCTGTTGGTTTTATCACCAGAGGTAAGGGTTCTAAGAGGGACACGCCTATTCATCGCGATAGTGACGGTTCTGTTGGGGGTGTTCGTACTGAACATTGGGATGGTCGTGTTGACGCTAAGGTTGTCCCTGAATCTGTGGAAGTTAAAGTTTTGCAGGGAAATGGTGAAGGCTAATGGCTGTTACAGCTTCGGGTTTATTTTTACCCACGTTTATAGATGTTCTTGATGGTACGCAGTTAGCAGTTAATGTCGCTAGTGACACTTTGAAGTGTGCGATGATTACTAACAGCTCTACCCCTAATTTTGATACGCATGATCATTGGAGCGATTTGTCTTCTAATGAGGTGAGTGGTACTAATTATACTGCTGGTGGTGCTTCGCTTGCTTCTGTTACTTTGACTGGTAGTTCTGGCACGATCAAGTTTGACGCTAATGATGTCGCTTGGTCTTCTTCTACTATTTCTAGTGCTAGGGCTGCGGTTATTTATGATGATACTTTGACGAATGATCCGTTGATTTGTTTGGTTAATTTTGGTGCGGATTATTCTAGTGCTAATGGCACGTTTACTATTACTTGGAATGCTTCAGGTATTTTTACTCTTGATTTGACTCCGTAGGAGGGGAACTGATGGCAACTGCATATCCTGGTTCTTTAGATACTAATAGTAGTCAACTTCGTACTGATATTGCTTCTTCTGACGATATGAATGCGTCGGGTAAGGAGCATCATTTGATGCACGTTAATGTGCATGGTGCTGCTATTGCTTTGGAAACGAAGCTTGGTACGGGTTCTTCTACTGCTTCGACTGGTGCTGTTTTGATGGGTACTGGTTCTGGTGCGTCGGCGTGGGATACTTCTCCGACTATTTTGGGGGCTTTGACTGTTGGTGCTGATGGGTCGGGTCATGATGTTACGTTTTATTCTGGTACTGCTGGTGATTCTTTTGTTTGGGATTCTTCTGAGGAGAAGTTGACTATTACGGGTACGAATGGTCAGGTTGCTTTAGCTGTTGCTGATGGCAATGTTTCTATCACTGATGATTTGGATGTTGATGGTGATTTAGATGTTGATGGGACGCTTGAGGCTGATGCTATCACTGTTGATGGTACGGCTTTGAGTGAGTATATTGCTGACACTGTTGGGGCGATGGTTGGTAGTAACACTGAGACTAATATCACTGTTACTTATGAGGATGGCGATAATACTTTAGATTTTGTTATTGGGACTTTGAATCAGGATACTTCTGGTAATGCTGCTACTGCTACTGCGTTGGAGACTGCTCGTACTATTAATGGTGTTTCTTTTGATGGTACGGGGAATGTTACGGTTACTGCTGCTGCTGGGACTGTTACTGGTTCAACATTAAATAGTGGGGTTACTGCTTCGTCTTTGACGAGTGTCGGTACTTTAACTGGTTTGTCTATAAATAACGGTTCTACTAGTGCTGTTGGTCTAAAATTTGCAAGCAATGCTGCTGATTCAGGATTTTATTATGTTGCTTCAACACAAATAGGTCTTGCATCTGACACGCATGTTGCAATGACTTCTGCTAATGGAACAGGATCAAGCGGTTCTGCTGCTGGAACAATAGCAACAGCGGGAATAGACACTTCGTCTACAAGTGGTTATCAAGCAGTTTATAGAAACAACAATTTCGGCACGTTGTACCATTGGACTTCTATGAGAGACACTAAAGATAACATTCAATCTTTTACTGACAGTGGGGCAGCAATAGATGCTCTTCGACCTGTGACTTTTGTAGAAAAGGCTAGAGAAGGGGAAAGTTCTGCTAATAGAGCATGGCGCGAAGCAGATATTCAATATGGTTTTATCGCTGAGGAAGTAGCAGAAGTTGCAGATGGTAAATTTGCTACTTGGGAAGATAAAGATGGCTCTTTGGTAACTAATGGTTGGAGACAACCAGACATGATTTCTTTAGTTGTCGCTGAATTAAAATCTGTCCGTCAAAGACTCGCAGCGCTGGAGGCATAATGGGTGCCGAAATCATCGGCGCAGTCGGGCTAATCGCAGCCGCAACTGTAAGCGGCATCTTGGCGTTGCTGGGCAAACGATTTCGGGACGAAAACAGTGAGCAACACGCTCAAAATTTAAACATGTTGGAAATGATTATAGATGATGTTGGAGAAGTAAAAGATGACGTGCGCGAAGTCAGAGACTCGCAAAACCGGCATCTTGAGTGGCATTTGGAGGAGGCTGAATGAGTATCCCAAAATTTCAGGTACAAAGAAACCTTACACCACCCGCTACTATCGCGATATCGGGAAGCCCCGATTACGTAGGGACATACGGGTCTGGCACAACATACGCTACTGGTGATGTAGTCACATACAATGGTTCGTCGTATGTTGCTAGACAGGCGACGACTGGTAACACTCCGGGCGATACTGCTTATTGGCAGACTCTTGCCTCTCAAGGAGGCACTGGCGCTCAGGGTCCGGCTGGCGCTCAAGGCAGTCAAGGTATTCAAGGGAATACGGGTGCCACTGGTGCGGCAGCGACTGTTGCTGTTGGGTCTACTTCAAGTGTCGCTAACGATG